AGCTACTACTTTAACTGACTCTATAGTTTCAGAAAGTGGAACGGCTCTAACAGTTACAGGTTCATTAAATACTACGCTAGGAGCTTCGGTTACAGGAGACTTTGCAGTAAATACAGATAAATTTACAGTAGCTGCTTCAAGTGGAAATACTGCCTTTACAGGAGATTTAGCAATTAACACTAATAAGTTTACAGTAAATGCTACAAATGGAAATATATCAGTTGCAGGAACAGGAGCTTTTGCAGGAAATGTAGAAATTAATGACACTATTTCAGGCAACTTTACTACAAATTACGACACAAAATTATTAGTAGGGGGTGAAATAGTTGCAAGAAGTTTAACTGCTAATGAATCAATGATTTCTATTGGTGGCGATTCTACTTCTGCATTTATTAAATCAGGTAAACAAGATGGTTCATTAACAGGTAGGGATTTAAGATTTGTAAGGGGTTCAGATGAAAAATTACGAGTTATAAGTACAGGTATTGATATAACAGGAGCTATAAACGCAGATTCAGCAACTATTACAGGAGATGTTACTATAACAGGAGATTTGTCTACGACAAATTCATTAGGGTCAATTATTACAGTTTCTAGAGATGCAGTTCCAACTTCTGGAAATAGTTTAGGTAGATTTGAATTCAGTGGGGAGGATATAGATACAGGAAACCAATATGTGACGGCTCTAATAAGTGCATCTGCAGAAGCTAACTGGGCTACAAGTTCAAGAACTACTCAACTTAATTTTAACACTACAACAGGAGGCGTATTATCAAGAGCTTTAACATTAAAAGGTAACAACGATGCTGAATTTGAAGCAAATGCAACTTTTGCAGAAAATATAACAATTGGAGATAATAAAAGTATTATAAGTAATGGTAGTGTAAGAATTGATATTGATAATGACAATGATTCAACTACAAGGGCTTTTGTCGTAAGAAATGATGGTGGAACAAATACTTTGTTTAGAGTTCAAGAAGATGGGAACGTAGGAATTGGGACAGGTTCAGATACATTAACAAGAAATTTAACAGTAAAAGGTACAACTACATCAAATATTAATATAAAATCTGACGCTTCTAATGGTACTTCAATTTTATCTTTAGGAGATGGAGATGATGATAATTATGCACAAATTATTTTAGATAATTCAACCAATATATTACAAATACAAAATGGTGGTGGTAGTGGAATAAGTAGTAGAGGTATTACTTTAGACAGTTCGGAAAACGTAGGAATAGGAAATATTAACCCATCAGATTATAGTGCAGATGCTAATAATTTAGTTGTTGGTTCTTTGTCAGGAAATAATGGAATTACAATACTATCCACTTCAGCAAGTGGTTATGGAAGTTTATACTTTGCTGATTCTTCAACTGGTAATAAAGTATATTCTGGATTTATAAGGTATCAACAAAATCAATCTAATATGACTTTTGGTACAAATGAAGTTGAAAGAATGCGTATAGACAATTCTGGGATTGTTACTATAACAAGGAGTTTTACTCCTGCAGCTTCATTATCTGACATTACACAACTTAAAATTGAAAATACAGATACAAGTTTTGGGGGTAGTGCAGCAGGTATTCAGTTAGATGCAGGAAATGGAGATACAACAGGATTTATTTTATCTCGTGCAGACGGAAATGATAATACTTTTGAAGGTGTAATTATTGGTACAGCTACTGATAATCCTATTATTTTTGGTACAAATACTGGAACTTCAAGTATACTGACAAACGAAAGAATGAGGATTACAGAAGGGGGGGAATTACGAGTTGGACATAATTCAGGCACATATACTCATCCAAATACTTTTGCTCAATTTGGAAATACCGTTGTAGCTAATGAATACGGTGCAAGTATTTCTTCTTCTGGAAATAGTTTATCAGGGTATTTTGGTTCAAATGCACATTGGGCAAATGCTGCATTTAGTAAGCCTAATAGTAGTAGGTCTGCAGGTTATTTACAAATAGTAAATACTGCTACTTCTAACGCAGGTAGTGAATTTATTTTTCGTACTGTTTTAAGTGGAGATACTACACATTATACAAGAATGATTATAGAATCAGATGGTTCTTTAAAAGTTCCTTCTGTACATAGTCAAACTACTGGCGTTGGTGCAAATGTAGTTGTTTTATCAGACGGGGAATTATTACGTTCTACTTCATCTTTAAAATACAAAACAGATGTTAGAGATTACGATAAAGGATTAAATGAAGTAATGCAGTTGCAACCTAAATATTATAAAGGCAAAAATGATGAAAGTGAAACACAATTTGCAGGTTTAATAGCAGAAAATGTACACGATTTAGGATTAACTGAATTTGTACAATATGCAGATGACGGAAGCCCAGATGCTTTGTCTTATTCTCATATGATAGCATTATTAACGAAGTCAATACAAGAACTAAAAGCAGAAGTAGATTCATTAAAGAAAGAATGTAAATGTAAATAATATGGAAAAAACTAAAAAAAACAAAGTAGAATTTCTATCAGGTGGTCATTTAAAAATCTGGTATTCTACTAGTACTTACAACGGAGACATAACTGTATCTTTTAAACAGGGTCAAGTTTTAATTAGAAAAGGAGACTTAGAACTAGCTGAGCAGTGGGGAGTCAAAAAGAAATGCGAGGACAAATGGAAAAAAGTAGTAAAGAAATCAAAAAAATAATATATTTACTGTTCACATAAAAACTATAAAAATGTCTAAAATTAAAAAAGAAGAGTTAGAAGTATTACACAAACAAGAGAACGCTAAAGTAGAAATCCGTAATAGAATAGGTTTACTACAAATTGAAATACATTCGTTGTCTCACGCTCACTTAGGAGTCCAGGAGGAGCAAAACAAAACAAAAGAAGAGCTAGAAGAGAAATACGGTAAAATTAATATTGATCTCAAAGACGGTTCTTACGAAGAAATAAAAGAGGAATAATGACTGAATATACAGATTTGAAATTATATACAATAAACACAGCAGTCTTAGCTTTGACTATGACAGAAATTGAACTAGGTTTAAAAATAATATTATTAATCTGTACTATAGGGTATACTATAAGCAAATGGGTACGTAATGAGAAAAATAGATAAAATTATAATACACTGTTCTGCGACTCCAGAGTTTAAAGACTTTGATGTTAAAGATATAAGAGACTGGCACGTTAACGGAAATGGTTGGTCAGACGTTGGTTATCATTATATTATTAAGCTAGACGGAGAAGTCCAGTTTGGTAGACCTGAAAATAAAATAGGAGCTCACGTTAAAGGTAAAAACAGAAGCTCTATTGGTGTTTGTTATATAGGAGGTATGGATAGAAATATGGAAAACTGGTTAGATACTAGAACTGATAAACAAAAAGAATCCTTAATAGAATTAATAAAAGACTTGCAGAAAAAATATCCAGGGTCAATAGTATACGGTCATCGAGACTTTACTACTAAAAAACCTTGTCCTAGTTTTGATGCAAAAGAGGAGTATAAAGAATTTAAATAATGAGTGAACTGAGCGAGGAAAGTAAATTTGAAATAAGTATAAAAACTTTAATAGGAATAGGAGTTGGTTTGTCTACTCTTATAGGAATGTGGTTTGCTCTACAGGCAGATATTCAAGAAGCTAAAGAACTTCCTGAGCCTGAAATTTCCAGGACTGAATATGATTTAAAAGATCGTTTAATCAGAGAAACTATAATGAATACTGGAAAAAAAGTAGAAGAAAACTCTGAGTCGTTAAAGAAAATAGACGACAAGTTATTTGAAATAATTAATAAATGAAAAAACTATTATGTGCGATATTTGTATTAGCTGCGGTCTCTGTTCATAGTCAAGAAGTAACTGTCTTTCAAATAAACGCTAAGTGGAATGAAAGTAATAACTATGACACTAAAGGACTAAAAAACTGTATTATAAAGTTTGGCTACTTAAAAAACCAACCTAAAGACATACAAAAAAGTATTTCTTCTGTTCCTGTTATAGCTATACTAGACAAAAAAGGTAGGGTACGTATGCAGTATATAGGAGATATAAGTCTTAAAGTAAACGTCTCTAAAGAAGAGTTACAAGCTACTATAGACAAAATAAACGAGTTATGAAAAAAAAGTTTAAAGATACTAAGGTAGGACAGTTCTTAGTAGGCAAAGGAGGAGTCTTTTCTTCACTAAGTAATAGTATACCAGATAAAGGATTATTAGGACTTGTAAAGAACTTAATTTCTAAAGATGACACTCTACCTCCTCAAGACAAAGAAACTGCATTAAAACTGCTAGAAATGGATAATAACGAGCTAGTAGAGATTACTAAGCGTTGGGAGTCTGACAACAAATCAGATTCTAGTCTAGCTAAAAACGTAAGACCTTTATCGTTAATTTTTCTAACTATATCATTAATAGTGTTTATACTACTAGACGGATTCGATATAAACTTTGGAGTAGATTCAGGATGGGTGGATTTATTGAAGTCACTTTTAATTACAGTCTATGTAGCTTATTTTGGTTCCAGGGGGGCTGAGAAATTCAAAAACATTTCTCAAAAATAAATATTATATTAGTCTTATATTAATATAAGTCTTATAATATAAGTTTATTAATATAGTATTAATATAATATAATGCAAGTTAATTTTGAAAAAAAAATTATCCAGGAGCAAAATTGTAAAAAAACTAGACACAGAGTTTAGTAGATACATAAGACTTAAATACGCAGATCATAACGGATATGTAAAATGCTATACCTGCCAAAGAGTTAAGCATTATAAAGACTCTATGCAGTGCGGACATTTTTTATCTAGAAGACATTATTCTACTCGTTGGAGCGAGGAAAATTGTAGACCCCAGTGTTATGGCTGTAATGTACATTCTCAAGGTCGCAGTTATGAGTTTGCTTTAAATCTAAATAAAGAATATGGCTACGACATAGCTATAGAATTATTAGAAAAAAGTAGAGAAACGGTTAAGTTTTCTACACCAGAACTTCTGGAAAAAATAGAGTACTACAAAGTTTTAAACAAAGGTTTTAATATAGATTAATTAGTTATATATTAGCAGTCTAATTTTCTCTGTATTAAGGGAGTAGTAGTCGCTCGGCTTTGCTCCCTTTTTTGTTTTTATTATATTTTTATTATATTTGTCTTATGACAGATATAGAGAAAGTTTACCTACAAGCTAGGATAACAGCTCTTGAAAAAAAAATACAAGAGTTAGAAAACCAAAACGAATTATTAACGATTCAAAAAGAAAGAGTAGAGAGTCTACTTATTAATTAAACACACAAAAAATGACAGGAAAAATTACATTTATTAACAGGGACAAAGACTATAAGGATTTGCAAGTTTACAAAGTTACTTTGGCAAACGGACAAACCTGGAGTTTCTTTCAGCCTAAAGAAAAAAACGGAGTCGAACAAACTCAATTTGAATTACAAGTTGGAGAAGAGATCGAGTTCGAAATTAGTAACGCTAAGTACAACACAGCAAAACTAATTAGAAATCAGAAAACAGAAACTAAGAGTTTTAACAAACCAGTTTCTCAACAGTCTTCAATAGAGTTTCAGTCTTGTTTACGATCTGCAGCTATATTGTATTCTAACAACCCAACCGTGAAAAGCAGTACGGTACTAGAAACTGCAGAATTATTTTTTAACAAATTAAAACAAGTAACTAATGTCTAATTTTGAAACCGAGTATTGGAACTGCGTAGCTCCTTACAAATCTAAGTACGAATGGATTAAACTACATTTTCTTATGGATGTAGACGAATGTATTAAAATGCTAAATAAAGCTAAGGCTGAAGGGAACGACAAGATCGTCCTGGATATAATGTCTAAGAAAGCTGACCCTAGCAAATTTTATGCTAAAAGAAGTATTCCATTACAAAAGTCTGACGATGCACAAAAGGCACATATGCCTAGAGCAGAAGCAAAACCAGACTTACCATTTTAAACAAGGGGAGTTAACGCTCCCTTTTTTTTTTAATTTAAAATTCCTACATTTAAAAAATGCTAATAAATTATGAGAAAGTTACAGCACACTTACAAGACATACGATCAGGAAAAATAAAAGAAGGATTAAGTCTAGGTATTCCAGAAATTGACGAATACTTTAGATTTAAACCCAGTTCATTTAATATTATTCTAGGACATTCTAATACAGGGAAAACTACAATAGTACTTTATTTAATGTTAGCCTATGCAATTAAGCACCATATAAAATGGCTAGTATTTTCTAGTGAGAATGAAGCGTACAGTATAGTAAGAAAACTAGTAGAGTTTCTAGAAGAAAGACCTATACAAGATGTGCCGCAAAAACAATTTGAAAAACATAGTAAATTTATCTACGATCATTTTAAAATTATAGATGCTACTAAGACTTATACTTACAGAGAATTATTAGATTTATGTAAGGTTATAAAAGATGCCTGGAGCTATCAAGGATTACTTATAGACCCTTACAACTCTTTAATAAAAGACCCTAAATTAATTGGTTCTGTAGGCGGTCACGAGTACGACTACCAGGCTACAACAGAGTTAAGAATATTTGCTAAGAAAAATAAAATAGCAGTTTGGGTTAACACTCACGCTAACACTTCAGCATTAAGAATTACTCACAGACTTGAACACGAATACGCAGGACATCCTATACCTCCAAATGCTGCAGACGTTGAAGGAGGCGGAAAGTTTGTAAACAGAGCAGACGATTTTTTAGTAGTCCATAGATATATACAACACCCTACTGAATTTATGGTTAGTCTTGTTCACGTAAGAAAAGTTAAAGAAACTGAAACTGGAGGTAGACCAACAAATATAGATGACCCTATAAGACTAAGAGCTATAGTTAATAATGTAGGTTTTAGTATTAACGGAATTTCTGTACTAAAAAAAATAATACAACCTTTTTAAAATTTTTATTATCTTTCTATGGTGGAAAGTGAAATAAAAGAACTAGTCAAAAAAGAGCAAACGTGGCTTAACTATTTAAAGAGTTGGGGTTGTAATCCTGACACAGCTAAAGACCTGGTTCAAGAATTATATATTACTATAAACTCCTGGCTACAAAAACATAATAAATCTTTAATGTATAATGACAACGAAGTCAACTGGTATTTTGTATACGTAACATTAAGAAACTTATTTCTGGATTTAAAAAGACAAGAAGCGAAAGTAAAAATAATTTCACTAGATCATTCTGACAAAGTAAAAGCTAGTTTAGTTGTAGAACAATACCAGGAGCTAGAAGACGATAGATTTGAAAAACATAAATGTATAGAGGAATGGTTACTAAATGAAGACTTTTTAGAAATGACTAAAGACAATAATATATTTGATTTCGACAAATACGACAAAGAAAAAATGTTTAATTATTATCAAAGAAAAGTTTTTGAAGAAATATTTATACACTGTAAAAGTATAAGTCAACTTAGTAGAGATACAAATATTAGTTATTACTCGTTATACAATACAGTAAAGAACATTAAAGAACAAATAAATAAATTTTATGAATCTAAGAATTGGGGATAAACTAGAGTTCATATTTAAGTGGACTGGTATTAAATGGCTAGTTAATAAAATAGTAGTAGACTGGTTAGGTTACGAAAGCTGCGGCTGTGAAGAAAGACGAGACGCTCTAAATAATTTTAAAATAAATAGAAATGGATAGAAAAGATTATTTTCTTTGGAAAGACTTTAGATCAAAAGACGGTCAGCAATTAACTACAGAAGAGTTTAAGTTAATATGTGAGCTTCACGCTAAATATCAAAAACACACTTACTATGAGCCTTGTACCTGTAGTCCTAAAACAATAATACAATGGATTCAACACATAAACTTAAAGTTTAACGATTCTACTAAATATAGAGTCAGAGAATGAAACTAGATGAAGTCCAGAAATATGAAAAGGCTGTAGTCTTTCTGCTTAATGTAGACGGATGGGACTTAGAATGGACTGGCAAAGGTTTCGAACACTTTGACGCAAAAGGTAAAACTCCAAAAGGTTTTGACTGTGTTATTGAAATGAAGTTCAGAAATAAATATTATCCTGAAAAATTATTAGAGAAATATAAATATGATGCTCTAATGGAAATGGATAAGGATATAGTTAAATTATATTTTGTAGCTGACCCTAAAGGAAATTATTTGTTTTGGTTAAATGATATACAGCTTCCTGAAGTTGAAAAAAAATATTGTCCTAGTACTACTCTATGGAGCAAAAAAAAAGAAATCAAAGAAGTTTACTTACTAAAAGAGAATATTGCATCCAGGATAAACTGGAACGATTAGGATAGTTTTATATTTTTTCTTAAATTTATAGCAGAGAAAATGGAAATAAAACACGATAAAGCTGAAATCTTAAAGGATATAGAGTATAATAATCATACTACTATTTGTTTAGAATTATTAAATAAATGGAAAAAAGATAGTAAGAATAAAGAGCTACAACAATTTATATTATCATTTCTAGAAACTGTCTTTTATGCTAACGATTTACAAAGAGATAGATTTATACATAATAAAATTGTAGAGGAGTATAGAAGCGACAAGTTACGAGCAATAGAAAGAGCACGTAAAGCAGATGCAGAAGTAGAAAAACTAGAAAAGGAATTGACTAAACTTAGAAAACTTATAAACCTATGACAGCAAAAGAAAGTTTACTACAAATGTATATAGCAGAGATAGAATGTTTGAGATCTGCCTATCAAAAAGAAAAGGAAAAATCTAATGAACTCTGCGACATAATAGCAGATAAAGATATTATTATTAAACTACTTAAAAACAAGAACAAAGCTTATGACAAATACAATTAAACTCCTGGACGGTTCTGTTCACGAAAAACAAGAAGTAATAGACAATATGTATTCAGATGACTACTACTATAATTACTTAGGTAAAAATGCTCTATCAAGTAGTTCTATAAAACTTCTGCTAGACAGTGCAAAGACTTACTTATATATAAATAAATATGGTCAGCCAGAAACGCAGCCACTTAGAGACGGACACTTATTCCATACTATGATCTTAGAACCAGAAAAATTAAACGATATAGTTTTTGTAGATGTTCAAAGTAAGAATACTAAAAAGTTTAAAGAAGCTAAAAAGTTTCACGATCAGGTTTTTACTATGAAAGAGAAAAACGATGCTGAAAGACTTTGTGACGCTCTGCTTAGAAATGAGACAGCTCTCAGTTTAATCCAGGATTCACAGTTTGAAATTCCTATGATAGATACTATTAACGGATATGCTTTTAGAGGTAAGGCAGATGTATTAAAAAACAAAGCAGGTATCGTTGACTTAAAAACAACTATAGACGTAAAGAACTTTTATAAGTCTGCAGATGCTTACAAATATTACAATCAGGTTTATATATACTGTCAGCTCTTTGACTGTGACTACAAGGATTTTAAATTTTTGTGTATAGACAAAAAGAATCTAGACGTAGGAGTCTGGGACTGCTCAGAGAATTTCTACTTAAAAGGAGAGGCTTCAGTAATGGCAGGTATCGAGATATACAAAGACTTTATAGAAGCAGACTTTGACATAGACCAATATATAATAAAAGGAACTCTTTAAAACAATAATATGAATATAGAAAAATTTAACATTTACGAAACTAAAAACTACAACTTGTTTAAACTACTAGACTCTAATAGAGAGCCTAATCAAAGAATACTAAACAAACTAGAAAAGAGTATTAAAGAAATTGGAATACAAATTCCTATAATAGTAAACACTGAAAACCAAATAGTAGACGGTCAGCATAGGTTCTGGACTTTACAAAAACTAGGATACGTAGTTCCCTATATAATTAGTAAAGCCTGGAAAAAAGATTCACACACTATAGATATAAACAATACTAGTTCTAATTGGACTTCACTAGATTATGCAAATTTCCAAATGAGAAAAGGAAATCTAGACGTAAAGAAAGCCTTACAACAGTCTTATATTTGGCAAAAAGAAACTAATAATAAGTTTAAAATTATAAATGGTCTAGAGCTTATAGTTTCAGGTAAAAGTTATAGCGGTATAAAAATTAAATTAAAAAATGGTTTATACATATCAGACTTAAAAACTGCTAATAAAATATTTCAATTACTAAAAGTAATGAATGAATATCCTAGGAAAACTTCTGCCTTTGCTGCAAAATTTGTTAGAGCTACAAAAATGTTTTTCTACGATCATAAGAAAATTAATATATTAGCAATAAGAAAAATGTGCCGAGAAAATTATATTTTATCTTATAACAACGAACTAGATACTTTAGAGTATTTAACAGATATTTATAATAAGGCTAACAAAAGTCTTAAAAGAGAAAAAACTTTATTTTAATATGAATGAATACGACAGGATAGCAAACTTAGTAATAAGTTTAACAGAGACAGATATATTCGAGAACCGAAGAACACAAAGCCACGTAGACGCTAGAGCCTTCTTTGACTTTATAATGAGAAAGCTAAAGAGTAAGACTTATGAAAGCATAGCTAAATACTATCATACTAAAGGAAAGTCTGCAGACCACTCTACAATACTTTATAGAACAAATATGTTTGAGGAAATAAAAAAAAGAAAACCAGAATATCAAACCTGGCTAAATATTATTAAAAATGAAATTATATCCTCAGAAGAGTTATTGACTGTTTTCGATAAACTAAAAGTCTTAAAAACCTCTGAGTCTTTAGAACAAGTAAATGAACTTGTAGATAAACTAACTTACAAGGAAAAGCTATATAATACCCTTATACATAAAACTTAAAAATTTTCCGTTATATTAGTAGAATAATGTTACAAATGTGACACTATAAAAAAGATATAATGAAAACAGAAAGTAAAGATAAAATGCTTAAAGCTCTTGAGGAGTGTTTAGGTATAGTTTCAACTGCAAGTCAAAGAGTAGGTATAAGTAGACAAACTCATTATAGATGGCTAGAGGATGACCCAGACTATAAAATAAAAGTCCAGGACATAAGAAATTCTGCTATAGATTTTGTAGAGTCTAAACTATTCGACTGTATTAAAAACGAAAAAGAAACTTCAATAATATTTTATTTAAAGACTATAGGTAAATCTAGAGGCTATGTTCCTAGACAGGAAATTGACACTGGAGACAATAAAGAATTTAGAATAGAAGTTGTAGAGTGAGAGACTTAAGAACTAACATAGTTTGGAAGCATCTAGAAAAAAGCCAAAAAAAAATTATAATAGAGCAGGGAGGGTCACGTAGCGGTAAGACCTATAATATACTAATCTGGATAATATTTGGTTACTGTCTAAGAAATAAAAACAAAGTAGTTTCAATATGTAGAAAAACATTTCCTGCATTAAGAACCTCAGCTATGAGAGATTTCTTTGAGATACTAAAGAACAACGAGCTCTATAGTGAGGAAGACCATAACAAGACAAGTCACGAATACAAGATAAACGGAAACCTAGTAGAGTTTATATCCTTAGACTCTCCTCAAAAAGTAAGAGGACGTAAAAGAGATTTACTATTTATTAATGAGGCTAACGAATTATTCTGGGAAGACTGGAATCAATTAGTATTCAGAACAGTTGGTCGTATTATATTAGACTACAATCCTTCAGACGAATTTCACTGGATTTATGACAAAGTAAAAATAAGAGAAGACGCAGACTTTTATAAGACCACTTATAAAGATAATAAGTTCCTGGAGGAGTCGATAGTAAAAGAAATTGAAAGACTACAATACACAGACGAAAACTACTGGAGGATATATGGACTAGGGGAGATCGGACAAAGTAAAGCAACTATATTTCAATTTAGAGAAATTGAGAAAATACCAGACAATGCAAAGTTTGTTTCGTATGGTATGGATTTCGGCTATACAAATGACCCCACTTGCATTTCAAAAATTTACCTTCACGATACTAACCTTTATGCAGAAGAGTTGTTATATCGTACAGGAATGACAAACAGAGACATACATAATGAATTACTAAGTCTGGGAGTTGGAAGACGTGACGAGATATATGCAGACTCAGCAGAACCGAAAACAATAGACGAACTTTATAGATACGGTTGGAATATAAAACCGAGCACAAAAGGAAGAGACTCAGTTAATATTGGAATAGATATGTTAAAGAGATATACTATACATATAACTAAGAAAAGCCAGAACGCTATAAAAGAGTTTCGTAATTATAAATGGAAAGAAGACAAGAACGGAAATATCTTAAACACTCCTGAAGACAAGTTTAACCATTTTACAGACAGCCTCCGTTACGGAATCTATAATAAACTAGCCAGACCTAATTATGGAAAATATGCAATCAGGTAAAGTCTGTCTTAAATGTGATAGACAAATGACTCCTACAGGCTCACTACAAAATGGGTTTTATTTCTACTGTCCTAAATGCGGAGAAGTATACATACCTTGAAAATTAAGTGTGCACGTGTACTGCACACATACTTTATATGTTTGTAGTGTAAAAAATGTATAACCTTTAATTTTTAATTTATGAGTTTTAAAATGAATCCTAATAATACTTTTAGAGACGACCTAAAAGAAAATCCTCAAGCTGCAGTGTATATGTTAAAATCTTTTGTTTATGTTTTAAACACTAAACGTAACGATAAGTATTTAGATTTATGTAGAAAATACTTTGCATTCAAAAAAGATGAACCTGCTGACAATATGCTTACAATTATAGAGTTTCAGCAAAGGTTATTTAAACCAATATTATCAGAAATGATAAAACTTAAAAACAGTAAGCGTCAAGTTGAGTAGACTCGAATATCTATAAAACTTGTAACCTTACAAACGTATAATTGGACTAGATCAAAACTAGTTCGAGAAAGCGTAAAGAGTTGAAGTGATATAAACTATGTTTTAGGTGCAACTAAAATATGTAATTCTGACGTGTTTTACGACTCTTATAAACCAGTCCTGTCGAGAGGGTTGGTTTTTTTTTTACCCTATTTGTAAATGTGGATAACTTTTTGTAACTTTATAATATGACTAAATGTGATAACTGTAAGAAACTAAATGACCCAGACAACTTTATATGTGAGTTCTGCGGTTATGACTTTGACTTCCAGTTAACATATAATAAATGGGGTCTTCCCGAATTAACTCAAAAAAAATAATTATGCCAATATCAAATGAAATATTCGAAACCTATAGAATCCAGGAACGAGCTAAAGAACAAAATAAAGCTGTAAGGCTTTTAGCAGCTCAAGGATATACTATAGTAGACTTAGAAGGAAATATTATTAACAAAACAAACTATAAAAAATAAACTATGACAAAAGAGAAATTAGATGACTTTATTAGTTTTTATGCAGGACTAATAATTCAATTTAGTACTATAGCATTTTCAACAGCTTTTATGATTATAACTGTTATGGCTTTAAGTAAACTACTGTATAATATTTTTAATATGTTATTCCTGACGTAATGACTGAGCAAGAATTTCATATAAAGAATAAGAAAAGAGTAATGAGACAATATAGAAGTAATCAGGGCAGAAGCCCTAGAAAGGAAGGAACAACTTTCCTGGTGCTTAAAACTGCGTTTATAATTTTTGTTTTGGTGATTTTGTATTTCGTAATAGCAGGATAAGCAGTATAATTCCAATAATTTTGGTAACTTAGTTAAGTTGTTTTAATTTAGGGTGGTCGGAAGGCTGCCCTTTTTTATTTTAAAAAAATTAATTTATACGTTATATAATTATGGAACTAGAAATCAATGTACCTACTAAAATGCAGGATATTACTTTAGAGCAATATCAGAAGTTTTTAAAAGAATGTACAGACGAAAGTCTATCAGAAGAAAAAATAGCAATTAAGATGCTAGAAATATTCTGTGGTCTGCCAGTTAACAACACTTTGAAACTAAGAATGAGCGATGTATTTAAAGTTTGCGAACAGATTAATACAGCTCTAAACGAAAAACCTCCACTTATTAGTAGATGGAAATTTGATAAGCTAGAGTTTGGATTTATTCCTCAGCTAGACGATATGACTTTTGGAGAGTACGTTGACGTAGACACTTACATAGTAGACTGGGAAAATATGCACAAAGCTATGGCTGTTTTATATAGACCTGTGCTCCAGAACTATAAAGGTAGTTATGAGATAGAAGAGTATAAAGGAGACACTTACTGGGACTTAATGAAGCAGATGCCACTTAATTTAGTTATGGGTTGTATGCTTTTTTTTTGGAATTTAGAAAGGGACTTAGTGAAAGTTATGAGGAGCTCTTTGAACAAGAAGGAGAACCTGACCTCTCAAGAGAAGCTAACTTCAATGTTAAATACGGTTGGTATCATTCCCTCTGGAGACTCGCAAACGAAGACGTAAC